ACGGGGGTCGGCCATCATGTACGCCTGACCCATGCGGTTATTGACAGCGTCCCCGGTTGAGTTCGCGGAGATGCTCTGCGGCGGCGTCCATGTGGACTGCGCCGTGTAGTTGTTGCCAGCGAAGCCGCCAGTGGCTGGACGAGCGCCGACAGCAGGCGTGAGTTTGGCGTCGGAGGAGATCAACTCATCCTCTCCCGTCTAGCGTTCTGCGCGGCGCGGATGCGGGCCGCAGCCATGCCGCCTGCGTAGCCGACGTTGGCGGCACCCACCTGACCGGCGAGATCAGTGGCGGCGTTGGAACGCTCGGCGTAGTCGCCGTAGATGCGGGCGAGGTTGTTCACGCCCTGCGTGGTGACCTCGGAGCGCGCCTTCTGCTGCGCCATGTGGGCGTCAGCATTGGTGGCGTCGATGGCTCGCCCGAACTGCGAGTAGTCGTTCATCGACATGGCGCGACTGAACGCGGCCACGTTCGGGTCGGCCTGCGTGCCCGTCCGCAGCAGGCCGCTCAAGACGCCGTCCTTGCCAACGGCGGTTCCGACCTGCACTCCGGTCTGGTAGTTCAGCGGGGAATCACCGATAGCCATTTCGTCGTCTCCTACCGGATTTATGGCCGGGGAGACGACAAATCAGGCAGGATTCCGACTACCGGGGCGCGGCCTTGGCAGCTGCCTTTTTCTTGCGAGAAACCCGTATGGCGCGCTGCACGAGAAGCCGGGCGACAGGCTCGACGAAGGGCATCTTTCGGCGCTCTGCCTCCTCCCGCAGCCCGGCGAGAATCTCGGGCATGTGGGCATCGCAGCCGTCTGGCCCCCACTCGTTCATCTGGCGGGCCTTGCGCTTACACCCGCAGGTCGGGGAGGCGGTGATGCCGATCAGCGCAAGCGACTGCGAGAGGATCGTCCCCGGCCCGATGGGGTCTTGCTCCTCGGGGCTGGGCGGTGGCGGCTTGATGTTCGTGTCAAGCGGTCGGGTCGCAGCGAGGAGCGGACACACGGCAACTCCGGGTATCTCGCCAGCTGGCAACTCCTTGCCGCACCAATGGCAGACCAGAGCGCCGTCATCGCGCTTGACCCACTCGTGGAGGATGCGCCGTTCGCTGGAGTACTTCTGGCGCAAGGTCATGTAGACCTTGTCGTCAAACTCCAGAGCGGCGACCCGGTTCCCCTCGTGAATGATGGTGGCGTGGTCGAACATGTCCCGCAGATACCCGTCCGGTCGGGCGGCAGCAGCGGCGTGCAGAACCTCGATTGGCACTGTGACCATTGCAACCTCCTATGGTGCGAGCGGGCTGACGCGAGGCGGCGTGGCGGTGGAGGAAATAATGTCTGGCGGGCAGCCCTGTGCCGAATCGCACCGGGTGCTGACGGCGTCCCCTGTTGCCCGCGATCCGGCGTCCCCTCCCCAGCCCGGCGGCGGGTCAATCAGCAGTTCCACGTTTGTCTCGCAGCCGCCCGGGTGCGGAAAACCAGCGCACGGCACGCAATACCTGCTGCCGCGCGACTCCAGAATCAGTTCCTCAACGCCCCCGTCTAAGGCAACCACAGCCCGTACCTTGGCTCCGCTTCCCCTGCCTAGCACCTGCACCTCCGGCGGGTTGCCGGGGTCGTATCCGCCACCGCGATTCAAGCGCGCCACAGACCGAATCCCGCCTTGCGCGACGTTCTGCGGTCGGGAGTAAAGCAGGTTGCATTCGCAGCGCGGGTCGAATACGGGCTTGCCTGATACAAACATTTGCTCGGACGGCGGAATGCCGGGGTACGGCCCGTTCTCGCAGGCGCTGGCGGTCAGGGCGGCGACGTTGCACCGCAGGGTGAGAACACTGCAATAGCAGCACTCGACCGTCGGCTCGGGCTTTCCGTCGCAATCAGTGTCGGCGCTGACGAGGCACTCAAACTCGCTGTCGTATCCCGTGCCAACGTAGGTGCGCTCGCAGCCTGTGCCGTGCGTGCATTCCCACTTGCCGGGGCACACCTCGCCCGCGGCCAGCACATGACCAAGGGGCTTGTAGACCGGGTACGGCTGCGGCTTGAGGCATTCTCCGCGCGTGATTTGCACGGCGTACTCGGGGCCGTCGTTGGAGTCGCGCTTGCAGCAGTCCACCGTCTGGCAGTACGTCAACCCCGACGCCTCACAGTCGGCCTTGCTGGCGTACCCCTGCGAACCAGAAAGGCCGGTTGCCCGCGGGCCGCACTCCGCCTCGGAGACGCACGCCCAAACAGGGCAGTTAGTCGGCGCGTTAGAAAGGCATTCCGACTCTGTCGCGTATCCGGTTTCCGGGGTGCTGAATACCGGGGCGCAAACGGTGTCCGTTACGCATACATAGATGAATGCGCATCGGAAAACTTGATTGCACTGCTGGAACGTCGGGACGCCGCCGACGAAGGTCGGGTGAACGCCGAACGTGCAGGTGCCGTCGTAGGTAAGGCTGTTGGTCTTGCCGATGCATTGCCAGCTGGGGTCGTTCGGGCGCTGATCAGGGCACAGTATTGGTGCCGTATCCAAGCATTCGGCCTCGCTAGGGTACTGGCCGTAGTAGGCAGAGCCGGAACCCGGTGGCACAGGAATAAGGACAGTGGACTGCACGCACATATCCGGGGCAGTGCAGTGCCAAACCCCGGAGTCGGGGCATTCGGCTGGGGCGTTCGACAGGCACGCTGCTTCGGAGGTGTACTTGCCGCCCCCGGTTTCGTAGCACTTGTCAGAGGCGGTGCAGGACCACCCCTTGGGGGCGCATTCGTAGTAGGCGTTTTGCACGCAGAGGACGTAGGCACCTCCCAAAGCGGGATCGTAGGTTCCATCGTGCGAAAGCTCGCACTCCGTCGTCGAGATGCATTTGTATTTCAGTCGGCAATCAAACGACGCTGCCGCGAGGCAGTCGGCCTCGGAGGTGTAGATTCCAGCGGCAGATATCTCGCACACATCGAATGCCGTGCAGGCCCACTTCTGGCCGCAGTCCACCGGAGCAGCTGCGATGCAGTCAGCCTCGGTATCGTAGGTGCCCGCGGTGGACTCCTCGCATTCCGTCTCCGTTGTGCATTTCCACTTCTTCACGCAGCACGCATCGATGCAACCCTGCACCGCCAGCCGCAGGCTGCCGCCCTTCCGCAACAGGTTCATGCCCTGCTTTAGGAGACTCATACCACGCAGTCCACTGCGCCGATCACGACAGGGTCGGCAGCCTCTGTCGTCCCGGCGAGGAAGTGAGTCGCCTCTCGCGGGAACGTCAGGCCACTGGCTTCCAAAGCGCCCCCGGTGAGGTAGGTGGTCTTCTTCAGTGGGATCACGATGCTGGCGGTGGCGTCTTCCTTGAGGACGACCACGTTGCTGCACAGAAACTCCAGAGCGTTGTTCTCGACCTTCGCCCCGGTGATCACCCGGACGGTCTTGACCGCCTTCAGCCCGGCGGAGATCACGATGTCCGCTCCGTCGTCTTTGGTTTCGAGCGTGATGTACTGCTCGGACCCGGGCTTGATTGCCGTGCGGATCGAGCCGCCATTGATCTGGAACGCGCCAAACCGGCAGAACTGACCGATCCGGCGGAAGTTCGAGCGGAGGTTGATCACCCGGTTGCGGGCGATCTTGTCAACGCGGATGAATTCCCCGCCAACGAGATTCTCCCGCAGCTGCTCGCCGCCGTCTCCGTCCTCGGGGTCGAACACAGGACGCGCCTGATACGGCTCGCGTGGCGGCTCCGGGTCGATCACCTCTTCGCGGGGTGCCGATCCGCGAGGGCCGATGCGCGCGCCCTCCGACGGCGAGAAGTCGAAGTTTGGGAAGCGATATTTCCGCAACTCGGGTGTGACGGTGCGGTAGTCCCGCGGGGTGTAGTCGAGCGCGAACGGCCCACGGTGAGCCAGCGGCATCGAGCAGTTGCCGATGGCATTCATCGCGGAGTTCGCCGCCAAGGGAGGAACGCCCCCCTCGATCAAACTCTGCTCCAGCTTGCCAGCTGTGTATGTCAGCACCATGCGTCAGGCTCCCGGCGTGGGTACGCCAAACATGTCGATCTGGTGGATAACGACGCGGCCAGCTGCGCCACGCACAGTGGAGAGTTCCGCCGCCACATGCCGGTCGTTGCCGCGGAAGTCGTCTACGGTCTTCTCGGTGAACAGCGCCCTGCACACGCCGGAGGACACGCTGTCGGGAAGCCGCCCGGCGTCCATGTCGAGCGTGGTGGCTGGCTCCCGGTCGTCCTGCACAACCCCCGTCCCGCGGTCGCGACGGACCACGTTGACGCGCGGGTAGGGCAAGTTGTTGTAGTACATCCGCAGCTTGAGATCGCACGGCCCGTTCGTCGGCGTGAAGAGCATGGCGACGTTGCGCGACCCGTCGGGCGGCTGGGGTGCGAGGCTGTCGTTGGGGTACTCCATGTTGCCGGTCTTGATCCAGCAGTGGGTGCCGACCGGGCCATCACTGGCAACGCAGGTAGCCGTGGCGGTCGTGCCGTCCTCTGGCGGAGCGATGACCACCTGCGGGTTCGTGTAGCCGTAGCCGCCGTGCCGCACATACAGCCCCAGCAGCGTTCCGTCAGGAGAGATGGCAGACTCAATGACCGCCCCTGTCCCGTCCCCGGTCACGGTGACCGCTGGTGGCTTGCTGTACCCAGAGCCAGCATTGGTCACGGTAACGTCGGTGATCGTCCCGTCGGCGTAATCGGTGTTGCCGGAGTTCAGCGCGTACACCGCGCCGTCGGTGGTCCCGTACAAGCAGCTGTAGTTGCCGTCTATGCCCCGCAGGCTCGCCCCGCCGACCAGCGGCGTGGGATATCGCTCCTCCCACCAGCCCTTGGCGTCGAAGCCGAAACACAGCTGCCGCGTCGGGTACTCGCCGGGGCCATCGTCGTCATAGCGCACGCTCACGCGCAGGCACCCGGCCCGGCGGTCGGCCACGACGCTGAACCACCGGGACTTCGAGAAGTCGATCCGGTAGCGGAACAGCTGGTCGAGGCCCAGCGACAGCGGCTGGACGGCACCGCCTTGGTCGAGGGCGTAGACCCCGTCGTTATCCATGACGTAGATGATGCCTTCATACTCGTCCCAGCACCGCTGGTTGAGGCAACCGCGGAACGCGGCGATCTGGATGTTCGCATCGATGATCGGCTGTGAGACATAAGACAGCCGGTAGGCGTGGCGTGTCTGCATGATCCCCAGCGATGAGCCGTAGGGGATCAGCGCCGTGATGTGGTCGTCGCCCTTGACGTTGGTCTGGAGGATGATCTCGTTGATATCCGGGCAGGACTCTGGCTCGTTGAGTTCGGAGAACCCAAGAGAGTTCGGCTCGTCTCCGTTGGTGTCGCAGGCGTACCAGAGGCGATCCTGATACATGACGGTCACCGACCTGTCTGTCGGCGGCACCCCGAATCGGTTGGCATTCAGTTCGCCGTTGGGCAGAAGGATGGACATTGCCAGATACCCGGGGCGGTCGTAGTCGGTCACCTCGGCGTCGGTCAGGTCGTCCACGAAGCCAACGTCCCCGGCTTGGTACACACGGTAGATCGTGTAACTCTGGTTTGAGGTCGTGCGCCAGTACTCCACCTTCAGCTGCCGGTCGCCCGCGGTGATGGTGTCGGGGATGCCCGCCCAGACGAGTTCTCCCGCACCATCGCCTGCGTCCACGGTTGCGACCGGCGACAGGCTGGAAGGTATCGGGCCACCGCGCGAGGCAGGGGTGTCGTCCACATAGCGGTAGAAGCAGTCGTACTTGCCGCGGATGTGGGGCCGCGTGATGGCGACGGCGGTTGCACCACCCTCGATAGCCAGCACATCGGGAGGCGTGGCGTACAGACCCCCGTCAAGAATCTTGATCGCCGTGATGGCCCCGTCCTTCACCTCCGCCGTGAGCGAGGCACCACCGGCACCGGCGACGGTGACGGACGGCGGCACGTTGTACTGCTGCCCGCCGTTGGCGACGGTGATCTCTTTGATCGGGTAGAGCGTGGTGGCGGAAGCCACTCCCCGCAGCACTGCCTCCTGCTGCGTGAGCAGTCGCACCACATGCGGCAGGCCAGCTTCGCTGCACCCGGGGCTGCCGCAGCACCCAAGGCTCGGGCCGCGACCGCCATCCTCGATGACAACCTCTACGGCCCCCGTGAAACCGGAGCCTCCGTCGATGATCTGGGTTTCGACGATTCGGGTGCAGTACCAAACGATGACGGGCGGCGATACGGGAGCGTTGGCACCGCCGATGGCCGGGACCGCCACCGTGTCGAAAGTGACTCGCACCTTCGCAGGAGTGCCACCAGCAGTGGTGATGTCGAAGTCCAGCAACCTGCCCCTGCGGCCAGCAAAAGCTATCGTGTGACCGTCGGGCAGACCCATCGACCACGACAGGCCGTCGCCCCAAAACTGGCTGCCGTACCAACCGGCGCAAACCTGACTGTCCAGAGGCGACCAGAAGGGCAAGCACGGGTAAGTGGACGGCTGCGATGACTCGACCGCCGTGATCCTGTCCTGCGGCGCGGTGGTGTCTAGGACAGCTGTCAGCTGCGCCCCGGTGGAGTGCGTGTCGCTGAGTGCAACCGGGGGAGTTCCGGCGAACCCCCTGCCGTGATCAAGCACTACGACCTCGGAGACGGCGTTGCCGCGGAGATAAGCCCGCGCCTTGCACGGCTCCGCCCCGCGGTTGGTCGTCGTGCCGACCGTCACGCGCGGAGCCTCGTGGTACATGTTGCCGCCGTCCACAACGTCGATCCGCGCCACATACAGCTTCGGATCGCCGGTTGGGGTGACGGACGGCGGGTCCGACGGGGCAGGGATGCCCATGTCCACGCAGGTGCCGTCCGTCAGATCGACGCGCTGCGGCTTGTTGCCGTTGCCCGTGAAGATGTAGCCGTAGCCGTGCGCGCCAACGGCTACCGTGGCCGGTGTACTGGTCGGCAGTGTGCGGACGAGCATGTCATGTTCCTGCGCCGGAGAGGAAGTGGATGCCGCCCGCCGAATCGATCATCAGCGCCCGGCTTGGCTCGCCGTAGCGACCCGTGACCGGAAAGATTTGCTCGATGGTGGCAGCTGGGGGAGTGCCTTGCGCGAACGTAACCGGGGCCATGCCAGACCGGCTCGTCAGCTGGCCGGGGATTTCGAGCGTGAAGTTCACCTGCTCCTGCGCTCCCCCGGGAGGCATTGAGTAGGGGCTTACGCTTGGGAGCAAGCCGCCCCAGTTGGCGATGCGGAGCATTGATTACGCTCCTTGGTCCGGTCCAAGCGACGAGTACGATCCGGCGTAGGTGGCACTCGTCGCGTCGGGCACGCGGTCGTATGGAGCGCGTCGGCCAGACACGGGCGCGACTACGTCCTGCTCCATCGCCAGCTTGAGGTCGCGCTGGTACAGCCCGACCGCACCCTCGATGTTCTTCCCCTGCAACCGGGCCAGCCACAACTCCGCCCCGGTGAGCAGCGCCGTGTACATGTTGGGGCTAACGTCGAGATGGTCGGAGATGACGTAGCGGCAGTCGGTGAACGTGCCGATGTCGTCTTCGAGCGTCAGTCCGTTTCCGTCGGCCCGCTCGGCGATCTTGCTCTGCGCCGTGTAGGGGTACATGCCCGACAGCGGCTCGGGGTAGTTCGCCGGGGTGCCAACGCGGAAGATCGCACCCACGCTGCGGACAGGGAATGCGGTGTTCTTTCCCGTCACATCGGTGCCAGCAACGTCAGCGTAGCCCGTGCGGCACTGCGTCTCCTGACCCATCAGCGTCAGCGGCTTGGGGCGGCGGCGGTAGGTGTACCGCAGTTCGGTGCCAGCTGGCAGCTTGCCAGCGATGCGCAGTTCCCAGCGGTCGTAAGCCTTGGGGTCCGTCGCTTTCATAACCGTCCAGTAAACCGGCTCTCCCAAAGTGAGCCGGTTCTGCTCCAGCCGCACCCACTCGGTCGGCGTGATGTAGGAGGTCACTGTGGTGCGGTCGGGGAGCGTGAGCGCGTCGATGTCCACGCAATCCACCGGCAGCAGGTAGGTGTTCTTGTCCGCAACGATGGTGACGGACGACTCGGTGACGAACCACAGCCAACTCTTGGCGTGGGTCACATCCCGGTAGCTGTGGTGAATCGCAGAGCGAAGCACACGATGCTCCTGATCCTGCGCGCCGCCGCCGGTCGATTGCAGGAGGTAGTCCAGTGCGTCGTGCGCGGTGACGGTGTAGATACTCATGGAGTCGGCATCCCGTAGTTGTTCTTTTCCTGCTCTTTGAGCCAAGCGTTCATGCGAGCCATTTCGGCGTCGGCCTCGGCTTTGTCCTTGGCGATCTTTGCTTCCCACTCCGCGTCAGCGATGGCGGGATCGGGGATTTCATCCGCCCAAGCGTTTTCTTTCTCGTCGGCCATGACTCACTCCTAGAACGTGTTGCCGAATGCGTACCAGTTGTTCGCGCCGGTCTTGATGAGTTCAACAAAGTTGATTTCGCCGGGAAGCGTCAGGGCTGCCGCCGCGCCGCCAGCTTGCGTCCCGGTGGCCGTCCTCCAGAAAAGCTGAACACCCGGGGCGGCTTGTAGGACGGTCGTGCCCAGCCGCGAAACGTCGTAGATTCGGAAGACGGACCCAAGCGGTATCGGGGCGGCGGTGTTGTCGGGCAGCGTATAGGTGGTCGTGCCCGCCGTGGTGTTAGCGTTGAGGATTGCCCGGCTGGCATCGGTCAGGGCAATGGTCGTGTCTGTGTTGCGGATGGCAAGGGTGAGCGGCCCAAGGCAGTCGGAGTTGACCGTGCGGGCCGGGAACCTGACCGTCGTGCCAGTGGTGACCGTGAAATTGCCAATGAACTGAACGTCGCCGGTAACGTCCAACGCCCGCGTTGCACTTGGGTATTGCCCAATGCCCATCCGCCCCAAGAACACGCTGCGGGAAGCCGGGTCTACTTGCAGGATTGCGTTGCGCGGGTTGGTGATCGTCCCGCCGGTTGCCGTCGTAGCAATCAGGATGTCGCTGTAGTTCGTGACCGTGCCGGTTCGGACTTCCCCCTGCAACTGGATGCCACAGACGCTGACCGTTGAGCCGGTGAAAGCGGCGTCGGTGTTGCTATGGCCGTAACGAACCCCGATGCCGTTTATGTTTGTTGACATGGAACCAGCATCGCCCGCCACGGCATTTCGCAGGCAAATTGCGGAGAAACCGCTGACCGAAGTTGCGGAGGTAGCGGACGCGACCGGCACGGTCGGATACGCCACTGCAAAAAAATTGCTGATGCCCGGGGAAGATGTGGCATCCGGCAGGACAAACAAGCCCGCTGGCAGTTGGAACTGTGTGCGCGCGTAATACGCGGAACCGTACCGCGATTCGTCCACAAACACTCGCCCCAGCCGCTCCCCTCTGTCCTCGCCAAGAACAAGCTGCCCTGCGGCAGTGCCAGTGATGAGGGTGCTGCGGACGCCGCCGTTGATCGTGGAGATGACAACATCGGCCCCTAGCGTTCCGGGGTTCTCGGTGGCCCCGATGTACAGCAAGTCGCCGCTGTCGGTCAGGAGCGTGAGGCAGTCGGCCTCCTTGCCCGGAGCCGCCGTCACCACCAGCGGACCCGTCATGGTGTCGCCAGCGACGAGGACGTAGCGGTCGTCCAGTTCGGACTGCTTGACGATCAGGTGGCCGTCGGTCCCCAGCTTGGCGAAGTTCCCCGCGTCGGCTGAAACAACGGTCGGGCCGGGATCGCCTTTGTCGCCCTTGGCTCCGGCGGCACCATCCTTGCCGTCGTCCCCGTCAACACCGTCGCGGCCAGCTGCTCCGTCCACGCCGTCCCTGCCCGGCGCTCCGTCATCGCCATCCACGCCGTCACGCCCCGGGGCACCGGGCGCACCATCGACCCCGTCGCGGCCCGGCGCTCCATCCGCGCCGTCCTTCCCGTCCTTGCCAGCTGGGCCAGCTGGACCCGCGGGACCGGGCGTGCTGCCGCCGGAGGAGAGTTCTTCCCACTTCGTGCCCGTCCAGTAGTATGCCAGTGCCATGTCAGTAAGCCGCCTTCCATCGAATGCCAGAGAATGTTGCCTCGTTCGATCTCGCACCGGGACTTACTTTGATGTCACGATTATTCTGGTGAATCGTGCAGAATCCGTAGGTGACAGCCGTGCCAACAAGCCGCATGGCAAGGGCGTACTTCGATTCAAGTTCTGCAAGCGGGAACTGAGGTGGCAGACGCAGCGGAACCCACTCTCCGATGCCAGCACCGAATGACAGGGTGCCCTTGAGTTCGATGAAGCCACCGATCATCCTCGCTTGAATCTCGGTAGAGACAGACTCCCTCGCCCCATCCATGCGCACCATCCATGTCCAATCAATGTCGGGCGGTGGCATTTTCGTACCACCCACAAGCATCAGCTTCACCTCATCCAACACAGACTTCTTGAAAGCGGCCAAGGCAGGATCGTTGATCGAAGGCGAGGCAATCGGGTTGATAACCGCCAGCTTTGAGTCGATTTCCGGCTTCGTGTAGGTGTCTGCCGTCTTTGCATACGGGGCCAGTTCGTCCTTCTGCACGAGGATGCCAATATCGACCAGCGTCAGGAACTTCGCGTCGGCCTGAGCCTTCGTGTAGGTCTTGGTATCGACGTACCCAAACACATCCGCCTTGGTTGCCCAGACTGCGGTCAGGTCCGACTTGAGGACGTACCGTTCATCAGCTTCGGGTCGTGTGTAGATGCTATCGAAGACTGATTGAAGCTGGACCTGCAAGAGGGACACGGCTTCTGCGGTGCGGGCACCATAACGTGCGTCGGCATCAACCTGAGTGATGTAGGGGGACAGGTCAACGGTCGGAGCGGTCTTGCTCTCCAGCGTAGCCAGACGCTCCTTGATCGGCTCAAAGTCTGACTGATACGGGATGAGTTCCACGCCAGCCGGTGTATCAAGCACCAAGCGGGGGCCGTAGCCTTCGCCGGTATCGGTGTAGACCAAGCCGGGATTGTTTGGGCCTACGGCGTCACCGAACGCGTAGCCCTTCGCCAGCACAGCGTTGGCAACGAAGTTCTGCGTGTTGTCTACCTTCCGGGCGTATCGATCATCGGCTTCCGGCTTGTCGTAGTAGTTGGTCAGGTCAGCCCCGCCGCCGGTCAGGGCGAAGATGTCCACCCTCTGGGGATTGCCGAAAGGCTTGTTCAACTCATCGCTGGTCAGCTTGAGCCATTGGCCTTCAGCCGTCTGCATGACGATCATGGACGGATTTTGGGGAGTGGGCAGACCCGCTTCCGACTTGACGATCTTGGCGAAGGAACTCAATTGGCCGGTGAGCGTGATCGTGGTCTGGTATTGCTGCCGTGTGATGGACACAAGGGTGCCAACGCCCTTGAAGTAGTGCAGGCCGTCAGACAGAACAGAAAAGGCATCGTCCAGCGCACTGGGCGTTTCGGCCCCAGCGTCAGGAACCGCACCCTCATGGAGGGTAATGGCCGACTCTGGGATCGTAGCCAGAGCGTCGTTCAAGTCAGTGAGGGTAGCCAGACCCGTCAGGTCCGTTGCCGGGATGGCCGCAATAGCGTCGGTGACGAACTGCTCTGTCGCGAGTCCAGCAGTGTCCGCAGAGCCGCCGCCAAGAGCAGCAACCCACTGACCGTTTGACTTGACGTAAAGCTGTTTAGCACACATAGGCGATCATCCCGTCGAATGTGACATGAGTGAACTTGCCGCCACTCGCCACCACGTTGAGGTCACCAGAAGTGGTCAGGGTGACCGACACAAACCGAAAGGCGACTTTGTTTTCCTTGCCGGTGACCACCGCGCTGCAATCCACCAGCGGCTTCGGCAAGCTGGCGGGGAGAGTGCGGACGGTCGTGTAGGTGCCCGGGGACGAGTAGGTGAAAACCAGTTCGCCTCTGAGAAGGAGGACACCGTTGGTTTGCTTGGCTTCGATCACGCCCGACCCCTGCCGGGACACGAGAGGCGTCCAATCGAAGTCGGGTGGTGGAGTTTTCCCACCAGCGATCATTGTGCGGACGATCTCCCGAACCTCTGGCTCGGTCATCGACTTCGCTTGCGGCTGGACTTCAACCGACGGCTGCGTGACGGGGGCGGCATCGGGAACGACCTCCGGGCCAAGCCACAGGTCGCCGTCCTTGCCAACAGGCTCCGCAGCCTGCTCATAGACAGCGGGCAGGTCTTCGGACTTGGCGTACCCGGAGAGGTCGCCCGCGGCGCCCGACGGGATATCGGCCAGCAGGGCATCAGTCTCTTCCGCGGAGTAGTAGCCCACGATGCCCCGAAGCGGGTTGATCGCAAGGGAGTACGGCTGTGCGGGAGGGGTTCGATCTGGTGCGGGCATTGCCTACTCCTCGCAGAGTGGAAGGAGATATCGCTTGCCGTTCACAACCACGGGGATGGCCGCAACGATGAGCGGCTGGTGGAACGTCAGGCCGTCTGGAGACAGGCCGATTGGATCGCCGTTCGTCTGCGACACAATCTCCGGCGAGTCGTAGGTGATCGGGGTGGACGCATCGAACGAACCGACAGCACCACCAGCTGGGGTGCCGGTGGGATCGATCCACAGCGTGCCAATCTCCGCCGGGGGAGGCGGCTCAACGTCCGACACGATGTGCAGGTCGGGGGCCGCGCCGCCGCCAACAGCAACGGGCGTCCACTTGCTGCCGTCCCATACGCTTAGTTTGAGGGCGTCTGCCATTATTCCACCGGGATTGAAATGCCGTCGAAGACGACCGTGTTGCAGTTCGGCGCGTCCAGAGCCAACTCGCCGTTGGTCTTGATGGTCAACTTGCCGGGAAGCGGAGCCGTTGATCCGTCCTCGGTTCCAAAGACCAACACCGTGTAGTCAAAGGCAGGGCGCGGCACACCGGCTGGCAGGTCGGCAATCTTCTGGGCCGGGAGAAAGCCAAACTGGGCAGTGTATGTGCCGCGAATGTGGATCGACCCACCGAAGGCTCTGGCAAATGCGTTGACTGTCACGCCAAATGCAGTCGCCCCAGTGAGTTTCTGCCATCCCAGAGGAGCAACGACAGGCTCTGGCTGCGGCAGCTTGGCGATGGCCGCATCAACGATGTCTTGAACCTCGGCGGAGGTCAGACCGCCAGTGGTCCCCGTCGGCAGCTTCGAGAGGCTGTCAGCGACAACCGCCTCAACCTCCGCAAGCGTCAGGCCACCCTTGCCAGCAGCCGATGCGGTGACAGGCTCAAGCCACAGGTCGCCCGTGCGCAGTGCGGTCGGGGTCGTGTCCTGCTCGAAGACAGTGACCGACTCGCCGTCCACGCCAGCCGGGCCATCCGCGCCCGGGGGGCCGTCAGCGCCCGCTGGGCCAGCTGGGCCGTCAGCACCCGCAGGCCCATCGGCACCAGCTTGTCCGTCCGCTCCAGCTGGGCCAGCCGCTCCAGCCGGGCCAGCCGGGCCTTCGACCGTCCCGACGATGTCGAGCAGCTGCTGGACCGTGACCTTCTGCGTGACGCCGCCATTGACCGCAGGCAGGATGCTTGCGGCGGTGACTGCACCGGCAGGGAGAGCGGATATTTTCTGGTCGGGCATTTAGGTGTTCTGCTCTTTGCGCAGCGGGTTGCCGTTCTCGGCAAGGATCAGTGCGTCGTCCTCTTGAAGAATCCGGTAAGTCTTGGGTGTCGGCGGCGGGCCGGGTGGCCCAGACGAGTCCTCTGTGTTGACGAGGGTGATTTGGGAGTGGGGCATGTCACCCGCTCACGCAAAGGATTCCCTCGCAGTCAGTCCCCAACCCCACAAGGAAGCTGGCGGCGAACACGGCGGGCGGCAGTTCGACGGCGCTGCCAGCGGCAACGTCGCTGACCACCGGAGCGTTCTTGTGGTCGAGCAGCGGGACCGGGTCGTCACCGGACTTGGCGACCACATGCCACTCGACCTGCCCGCCACCGTCGGTGCAGATGAAGATCGCCGCAGCGGCAGCCGCAAACGGGATCACCTGCGAAGTCGCAGGATCGGATGTGATCTTGACCGGGAAGCACCCGGAATTGCGCTCGATTTTTGCCACGGCAGTCCTCCCAGTACGGTTGAGCCTTCACCCGGTTTATGGCCTTCGGGGGTGCATTACCGGCAGGTTTAGCGGGGCTTGCGTTTCCAGTGGGGAACGTGGCGGTCCTTCACGCGCTCGATGGCATCCTGCTTCTTCAGCCCCGGGTTCTCGGCCATCTCCCGCCGCGTCAGCTGGGCCAGCAGCTTGGGGTTGATGTCCACGCTCTTGGGCGGGGCAGCTGGCTCCGGGGGCGTGTAATTCACCGCACCACGCACCTCCAGCCGACGCTTCTTGGCGACCCGGACGATGTCAGCTGCCGAATCGATCCACGCCTCGGGATCACGGTGGCCGCGGGAATCAGCGATTCCGCCGTGGTACACCTTCCCCTTTGTGCTGATCCCAGCCGCCTTGGCCTCGCGGAGCATCCACGCAGCCTGACGTTCCGGCAGGGCGTCCATGTGCGCGCCGCCGTAACGCCCCTCCATCAGGGTCCGGTCTGTCCCCTGCGTGCCGGGAGGGGTCTGCGTGGCGCACATCAGGGCGAACGCTGGCGTGCCACCAGCCCGAATGCTGTTCGAGTACACCACTGCGGCCTCGGCTCCCAGCCGCCGAACCTCCTCGGGTATCACCAGTGTCATGCTTCCTCCGGCGGGGTGAGACGCTTGATGAACAGCGGGCCGTTCTCGCCCACATACGCCCCAAGCGTGTTGAACTCCAGAAACTCCTCGGCGTCCTCGTGGGTCATGCCATCTCGGTTGACCAAGATTTCAATGCACTTGTCTATGTCGTAGACGGCCACGCTGGCGTGGTGGTGGTTGACGACGTAGCCGATCAGGCCACCCTCCAGACCGTCAGCCAGCAGCGCGTCGGGGTTGGCGTCCGCGATTGCTTCGCGAATCTCTTCCCACGCCGGATCGTTTGCGTTCATAAGACCCCTCCTTAAGGATGCCAGCCAAGTGCCCGCCGTTCCGTTCGAGATAATCTGCCGCCCGCCGCAAGAGAGTTGGGTTGTCGTGCATCTGGCCCAGCGCACGGTTGCAGAGATCGCAGCAGGCTCCGCGAATCCGCCCGGTGGCGTGGCAGTGATCGACGCTCAACGCCTTGCCCGAATCGACGCCGCCGCAGATGGCGCAGACACCACCCTGCCGCCGCACGATCTCTTCGTACTGCTCCATCGTCACGCCGTAGAGGCGACGAAGCGCCTTGCACCGCTGCATCCGTCGAGCATCGGCGCTTTCGTGGTATCGCCGCCTTTTGCGGTCACGCTGCTCCTCCGGGTTGGCGTGGTAACGCTCCCGCTCGCGCTCGGCAGCGCGCAGCCTCTTCGCCAGCAGCTGTGGGTGCAGCGCGATCATTGCTCTCGCAGGATCAGGCGGGGAGAGGTGGACCCCCTGCCGCGCCACTCGCAGGATCGCCCGCAGGTGGAGGAGGACCGTCGGGGCCGGGGGCAGCGGCAGGGGGTGGAGGAGGAGGAGGGGGAGGCAGTAGGTATGGCGTGGCGTCGAGATCGAGCGAGTCGGCCCAATCGGAGAGCAGCGCGTTGTAGGGATCGACAATCCCCATCGGGATCAGACCCTGCAACACGGGGCCAAGGACTTGCAGAGCGTTCTGCATCTGCTCCTGCCGGTACATCTTGTTGGGCTTCCGCGCACTCCCAGACTCGATGCGGTAGTCGAACTCGCGTGCAACGGACCCCATCTGGTCGCCGCCAGCTGCGTTGAGGTGCATGTTCCAAGCCTCGGCCCCAAGCGGACCAAGGACCGGGGCTACATCGCGGGCTTGGAGCAGCCAGCGAGCCGCCATCGCTTCCTTGCGTGCGCAGGCACTCATCCAATCCTCGACCGCGTTGCTCATGTCATCCGGGCGTATCGACATGTTGTCTTGCTTCACCTGCGCTTCGCTGGCACTGCGCAGCTGATTTCTGGTTTGCCCGTAGACCAACTCGGTGAGTCCGACGCGCTTGTCGAACATGTCGGTGACCGCGGCGATGATCTCCCAAATGTCCCGGTTCACCTGCGGCATGTTGAAGACGCTGACGATCTCGTTCACCGACTTCCCCAGCGCCTCGCTGATCTCGACGATCTTGAACCCCTGCTCGCTGGGAGCCAGCAGCTGGTCTTTGATGTCCTGATCCGCGGCCTTGCTCACGCCGACGATGGTTTCGCAGCTGACGCCGATGCGGGTGGCAAGGAACGACAGCGCGAAGTTGATGAAGCGGAGTTCACCGATGCCCGGCTTGATGTGGCTGATGGGCCACAGGCTGTTGGGCTTCGGATGGAAGGCGAGCATCTCGAACGGCCAGCCGCCCTGATCGGCCCACAGCGGGATCGGCCACGACGCCCGTGTGCGCAGCGACTGCGGCAGGCCGTCTTCGTCCGTCTGTTCCTTGAGGCTCTCGGGCGGGACGTTCAAGGGGTACTCGACGCCCTCTGCCACCACGAGGTAGGCGTAATCCCCAAGGGGATCAAACACGCCGCGGTCTTCCTTCTTGGCGTCCTTCAGCCGGTCCCCGAATCCGGTCTTGCTCCAAATCTTATAGAAGGTGATCAGGTCGTTGGTCTTGCCGGTGCGCTTCTTCGGGGTGCCCAGCGAGCGATCCTCGTTCTGACGGCTGGCGGAGTCGTAGCTTTCGAGGTTTGGCTTGAGGTCGTCGCGGGAGAGTCCGTACATCCGCGCCACCTGATCGATGGGCAGGACGCACCGCTTGGCGCACCAAGTGATCTCGTCGATCACCTGCGCGTCCGGGTCGAGAAGCAGGTTGTCGATGCTGTCCATGAACGATCCGACAACCATCGTCGGCTCGGCTGGCGGCACGTTGGGGTACTCGACCGCCTCCGTCCAGAGGACGCCAGCACCCTTGATGATCGCCTCGTCGATGCCCTTCCGCGCGTGCGCCTTGAGGTTGTTCTCAAGGGGCGTCCAGTTGAGGTACGCCTCCAGCAGCTTGGCCTGCATCCGGCGCTTCTCGTCTTCGAGGGCAACCGCTTGCTCCGTCTGCGTGAACATCTGCATGGCGGGCGGTGGCATCATCTGGCCCGTCATTGGGTCCATCGCCACTTGGCTCATGTCGATCCCCAGCATCTCCGGGGAGATGGATGGGAACCTCCGGGGCGTGACCGTCCGCACCGGATTGCGGTTGTAGAGGACTGCCCCCAGCAGCTTGACCGCCTCGAACACACGGTTCACGACGATACGAAACGCCGGGGCCGGTGCCGGGCGGGACATGAGGTTCAGCCCGCGGTTCGAGTTCTCGAAGAACCACTTGGCTCCGCCGTCGAAGAAGTACATCGCCTCCCGGGCGTCAGAGTCGAAGGCCGTCTTGGCCCGCTTGGCGGCGGCGATCTTCTTGAGCCAGCTGGCTGCGATGGGCCGCAGCGGCGAGTCCGTAGGCAGCTTCGCCTGCTTGGGGGGCGAAGTGTCTATAGCCTTGCCGCTGTCCTCACCGATGTCTTCTGCCATCGACAGTCTCCTCTACCGGCTTTATGGGCCGGAGACGACGCGGGGCGGCTATTCGCCGCGCTTCTGGCGGGCGAGGAGGGCGACCAGCTGGGGCAGAAGACCCTCTACCTTCTTTAGGAGCGCCGTCTCGGGGTGTTCCTTCCAACAGCCCCACTGCCGCCACGGGGCGCTTTCCTGCAAGCCGGGGTCGTCGGCGTGGCGCACGCTGGGCTTCTCGATGAACCCCTGCTGCTCGCTGAAGGTCAGGATGAAGACCGTCTTCGCGCCGGGGCGGCGGCTGACCCATCCCATCCGCGGGTCTTGCGGGTTGAGCGGGTTGTCGAACCACAGAACCTTGTCCCCCAGTTCAACAGCCGGGGGCGTGAATTCAGACCCATTCTGCGATTCCATTACCTGCCTCCATTTCGCGCGTCGAGAGATCAGACTGCGGTCCCAAGTAGATGCTGTTACTTTGGGTGGAGCGTGCCTTGCGCTCCATGTATTTGATTATCCACTGTGGTGTCGCCATATCATCGGGCTGTTTTCGTTCGGCAACGTACTTCGGCTCGGAGGCGACCAAGTACTCCATGCACTGGCATGCATGCACCTCGCCCTTCGTGTTCGGCGTGTCGGTCACCATCGACAGCCCGTTCACGAACGTCACCTTCTTCCGGTAGCGTTTGAGTTCCCGCTCCAGATTGGGGCAGCTGTCCCGCAGCACACGCAGCTTCGGGGTGCCGTTGGGGCGGATGTGCATTGCTGTCCGCACCGCGCCAGTTCTGGCCTCGATGTCGTCACACCCGGCCATGAACCCGGACCCGGTCGTGAGCGACCGGACGCCGTGCTTGCGCATCTCGACGACGTACTGCTCCACGACCTGACGCCCGGAGCCGATGTCCCGCAGCCTGCCACCCCGCATGTCGATGATGAACTGGTGGAAATTCTGGCCCTTTACGGCAGCTGCGAACTTCTCCCCGAACATGACGGCGTTGCACCCCCGCAGGTACAGTTCGTCGTAGATCAGGAGGGTCTGAGAATCCGGGGGGACCGCCATAAACAGCACGGCAGTGACGGCGTGGCCCGGGTCTATGGCCGCGTAACGTGTCCATTCGGCGGGTACGCTGGCACCGTTCGGCAGGTCTTTGCGGTACATGCCGTGGACCGCCATCGTGAAACCCGGGTAGACGAGGACGCTGTCGGTGACAAACTCACCTTCGGCCCGCATCCGCAGAACATCCTCTCCCTGCGCAGACCAACGGGCGATGGCCTTGGCCTTTTCTTCCGCATCGATATGGTCGTTATCGAGAAACCTGAGAGTGAACTTCTTGATGATCGGATTCGGCTCGCCAGACTCCGCGGCCCGGTCGGCACGCTCCGACAGGCCCAGCAACGTCTCGGACTTCGAGTGCGGCATGGCACTGAAGCACAGCTTCCCCTTGCGGTCTGCAAGACGGGCCTGCATTTCCGGCAGCCATGCGTCGTTCCCTACGTCCTCGTCGAAATGCACCCGTGAGGCGGCGAACCCCTGCGGAGGATCAGACTCCGCTGAGAAGAACTGAATCCGCCAGCCGTTGTGCAGTTCGATGTTGTTGCAGTAGCCAGCTGACTTTAGCACCCAGCTGATCGACTTGATGAACCGCGGCGGGATCAGCGGGGGGGCTGGCTTCGTCTCGCTTGCGCGGTCGGCGTCCTGCGCGGGATCAAACGCCCGCCACTGCTTGGTCTTCTTGTCGCGGATGATCTTGAACGCCCCGGCACGCAGGAGGTACGGCACGCACACCAGACCAATGTGTGACCAGTTCCTGCCGACGATCACCAGCAGGCCGTCCTTCTCCGGGTACTTCTTGTGCGGGTCTTGCCCCGTGGCGGCGCGAGCATCCTCAATGAATGTGCAGAGCGATTTGCCCGACCGATTTCCACCCAACACCAGCACTTCGCTGGCGGCGCAGGCATGGACGTTCTCCTGCTGCGGGGACGGCTTGTAGAGACGAAGCGCCTCGATCCGGCGCTCGTTGAGTTCCGACTGTAGTTCGCGCAGTCGCTCCTTGGTGAAGCTACTGGTCTGTATCGGAATGTTCGGCAGGGGTTTCAAGGGATATCTCCTCGACCACCGGGAGAGCCGCAGCAGCCTGATGGGGCAGGAACTGCTCCACCGCCTGCTGGAGTCGGGCGTCCAACTCGGCGTTCAACTCGTCCTCGCTCCACATCATCAAGGGCTTCTTCGAGCCGCCCTGCGAAGCGTTGGTGGTCACCAGCTTGGTAATCAGTTCAAGAATCTTTGTGCGCTGCGGCCCACCGGGGGCACAGTCGAAGTAGTTTTTCATCAGCAGGTTCGAGAACCCGTTGACACCCCCGAAGCAGTGCATCACCTGCTCCAGCAACTCCGCGGAGTGGGGAATGTCGCTGCCGCCGCGGGCAGCCCCGGCGAGCATGGTGTCAACGGCGTCGTCCTCAAGGCGCTGCATCTCACGCGCCCGGCGCTCCTTGCGGCGCTCGGTCACCATCCGACGGCGCTTCACCACGCAAGAGAGACACTTCAGACGGCGCTTCCGAAACACCGGGAAGTTGATGGGAGTGTCCTCACGCTCCCCGCCACAGTCCTCGCAAATCTTCATCTGGCCCATCTGTCCTCCAACAGAAACCGACCCAACAGGCGTCCCTGTCGGGTCGGCCCCAAGCTGCCAGCACGCGCTGGCTATTTCCGCAGGAGCGACGACGAGAACGGCGTGCCGCCAATCCGCTGGCCGCTCGCACCGTACAGCTGCATCCCCGGCGACCCGGAGGACGCCAGACCGCCACCCGACGAACCGCCGCCGCCCATGCCGTTGATGGCATTAGCCCACCCGGCCTGCGCGCGGAGGTCGTTGTCGGACACATAGCGCTTCGTCTCGGCTTCGTACTGCCGCTGGTCGCTGGCACCGGCTTGCAGGGCGCGCTCATGGTCGGCCTGCCGCCAGCCTTCCATAGTCTCCAGCTGGCCGGAGGCGCTGTCGGAACGAGCCTGCTGTCGGGTGGCCTCGTCGTAGAGATGGTCGGACGCGCCGCGGGAGTAGTTCTGGAGGCTGGCCGATCCGGCCTGACTGCCAGCTGCCTCGGCCCGCGCAGCCCGGTTGGCGGCGATGCGGCTCTCGGCAGCTGCATCGGCGTTGGCGGTCAAGGCGGAGAGAAGGCCACCGCGGTGCGGGGCGTTGGAGGCCATCTGGTACTGGGAGTAGTAGTTGCTCATTTTTGTGCTTGCAGGTGCATGCGCATGGGGTCGTGGAACTGGAACGATGGGCCGCGGGATTCCCCGGTGTTGTTCGACTCCGTCTGCGAGTCGATGCGGACGCCCGGGATGACTTCCTGATCGGGAAGGTTGCCGCCGCGCTTGTACGCGGACAGGTAGCGTTGGAGGTCGCGGATGCGCGAGCCGGTGGCTCTGGCCGACAGGGGGTCGTCCATCAAGGCTTGGTTGTGGGACGCCCGCAGGCTGCCCAGCTGCTCGCCGTACTTGTTGGCGAGCGCCTGCCCCGTGTAGTCGTAGTTCACACTGCGGGAACTACTCTGGCTCGGGGACTGTCCCGAATGGAACGTGTGGAGGTCTTGAAGAGGGTTGATGTTTGGCACTGGCCGTCCTCTATCTACGCCAAGGGCGGCGAGGTTTCCCCCAGCCGCCCGGCAGCGCCACTCCACCGCCCCGGGGTCACTTGCCCGCTTTGCTGGCAGCCTCTTCCGACGCCGTCCACGCCTTGGACCGGGCGTCCAGTTTCTTGGCCTTGAACTTCCGATAGGCCGAAGCCTTTTCGGCGCGGGCCTTCTTCTTGATCACATGCACCTGCTCGCCCAGTTCGCGTGCGTTCTTGGCGGCTTCCTCGGCCACGACCGGGAAGGCGACGAGAGCGATCAGCGCAAAGACGAAACCACGCATGGCAGACTCCTTCTGACAGGGATCACTACGGGTCAACGGACGGCGCGGGATCGACCGGATCGGTCGTACCGGGCGGCGCGGGATCGACCGGATCGGTCGTACCGGACTGATCGGGGTTACCGGACGGCTCGGGGACTTCGTCGCCGTTCGCGTCGATGACGAGCCGGGGCGTAGGCGTGCCCTTCACGCCCAGCGAGACGCGGGTGCCCAGCGGCTGCTGCGTCGGGCCGTCGATCACGAGCCAGAACACTTCCTTGTCCGGGCAGCCAGCGGCGGGGAGGTACTCGTCCACCACGCCGTCGTAGCCCTTGACGACCAGCTTGGCCCCCGGGAGGACCGGAGCGCCGGTGTCGTTCGGCACGGCCACGCAGGTGACGATCTCGTTGGAGAGAACCGCACCCGTCTTGGCGTGAACGTCGGTGAACTGCTTCTTCGTGAAGACCTGCGACCGTCCCGTGACGGCGGGGTCGGTCTTCTCGATGGGGTGGTTCCAGACGGTGCCAAGGACTTGGCCGCGGCTGAACCCGGGGTCGAACGTGTAGGACATGGTTTCCCTTTCTTAGGATCAGGCGGCTGCGACGAGTTTGAAGAAGTTGCGCGGACTGACCATGCGCAGGTTGGCGAGAACCGAAGCGACGTATTCGTAAGCTTGGTTGTGCTGGTTAAAGTACGGCCCCTCGGCGGTGATCAGCTGCGACTCCATGCAGTGGAGGTACATGTTGCCGATGCTGACGCCGTAGCCGCAGCCCGTCGGAACCGAATATTCCGTCGAGATTTCGACCCCGTCCTGCTCGAACACATCGCTGAACCCGTAGGACTTCAGACCGTTCGTCTTCGTGACGATGGTGCGCTCCTTCGAGTCGAGCCGGTTCATGTAGTCGATGAACATGCGACGGTCGAGAAGCACGAGGTCGATGGCGGATTCCTTAGAATCATTTCTTTTGGTTTGATGAATCGCCTCGCGCACCGCCTCGACGCACTGATCCTTCCAAGTGGGCGTGGCCCCCTTGAAGAACGTCGAGGTGTAATTTGTGAGGATCGGCGTGTAGTAGTCGTAGGACTCATCGCACGCCACGTTGGGCCAGCTGCCCTTCTCCAGCTGCGAGCCAGCCTCGGCACCCAGTTCGGTCGAAAGACCGGCGTAGGTGTCCTTCGCCCAGCAGAACGGGTCCGCGGCGTTGGCGGCGCGCTTCGTGCCGTCGTCCACGTTCACGGTGCCGTCGTAGCCGGTGAACGTGTCGAGGCCGCAGAACCGATGCTCGTTGCCCGGGGCATCGCCGTCGGTGTAGACCTCACGCGAGAGGTGCTGCTCGACCGACTCCTGCAACCGCGCGCTCATCTTCCCGGCGACGTTGATCAGCGCCTGCTGACCGCGGTTTTCCAACATCTCCCGTCGCAGGATCGCATCGGTGCATTGATACCCGCGCCAATCGAGCTTTGCCGTCTTCCAGAGATTCTGGCGGCTGAAGACCCGCGGAGTCTCTCCGTTGTTCGCGGACACGGGCTGGTTACGAAATCTCACCTCCCACGAAAAGCCTCTGCCCGACTGATTGGTCAGCACGTTGCCGCTCGCTTCGAGAGAAGCGAGGACGCGGAACTTGCGGAGGACTGCAATTTCCTCTTGCCGCAGGTAGTTCGTCAGCGATGTGCCGATAGCCCTCGCCCAATCAGTAGTACTGGCCATGTGCATTCCTTTTCGTGCTGTGGCTGACCTAGATCAGCCCGTCGTCTGAAAGTTGCGAGCGAAGTTGCTCGGCATAACTCATCCCCTTGCGTGCGGCTTCGGGGCTGTTCGTTGTCACACCTGCTCGATTGGCGGTTCGGGAAGCTGCTCGTCGCAGGTAGTCCATGTTCGCTTCGGCCTGCGTCTGTCGCGGAGGCGCGGTGGGAACCACGCTCGCCGGAGCAAACTGATCAAGCTGCTGCTGGAATGCCTGCTGGGATTGAGTCCTTGTCTGCGCCGCCAAAACCTGTGTCTGAAGGTCGCGTTCGACCATCTTCAAGGCGTAGTCCCAGCGGGCCTGCGGTGAAGCAATGCCCAAGGACGCTGCCTGTTCGATATATGTTCTGGCCGCGGCACCCTCGGGTGATACATTCCCGTTTGTGTCGTATAGCCAATCGCGGTTTTCCTGCTCGATGGACGCGACGTACTGAGTGCGCGCCTGCTCTTCCATCTGGCCGCGAACGATCTGCTCCGCCTGCTGCTGCGCCAGACGAGTGACCATCGGGGAGAGCGCCTCTTCCGGGTTGGAGAGGAACTTTTCCGCGAACGCCTGCTTGTACTGAAAGAACTCGGTGATCGCGTGCCGGGCGTCCAGCGGAGCGTCGGTGGCGATGGTGTCGCGGCCATGCTCGTCCTTGACGATGTACCGCTTGTAGGCGTCCCGCAGCTGGGGAGGATTCCACCACGAGTCCTCCTGCTTCTGCGGGGGCTGGGCTACGGGCTGGGCGGGAGCCTGCTGCGCCGCACGCCACTTGTCGTACTCGGGTCGGTTGGCGAGGTACTCCTGCGCGACCGGCATGAGTTGCTGGTACTGGGAGAGAGCGTGCGTTGCCTGTTTCTCTCGTTCGAGAGATTGGTAGAGACGCTGCGCAATCGTGCGTTCGTCAGCGCCTTGGAAGTCAGGCAGAGACTTAAACGCATCGAATGGGCTTCTTGGGGCAGCTGGTGCCTCGATCTCCTGCTCGGGTGCCTCATCGGTCACCTCCGGCTGTTCGTCTACCTCGGGCAAATCCTGCTCGGGGGAGTCGTTCTCGGGAGTCTCGTCGTCCAGCATTTCTTCGTCGGACATGGGCTACCTCGCTTGGGGTGAGGGTGGGGACTATCGAAAGACTTGCGTGTAGTAGGGCTGGCCGCTCGCAGCGACGACGACGCCGACGCCGATGGTCGAGTAGCGACTGTTGAGGATGTTTGCGCGATGCCCGGGCGAGTTCATCCATGCCCGCATGACTTCCGCCGGGTCGCGCTGACCGTAGGCCACGTTCTCGCCATACGGCCCGCCGGAGTGGTACATGCGGCGCTGGTTGGCCTGCTTGCCGCTCCACGAGCGGGCGAAGTTCATCAGCGGCGCGGCGACTGCGAGAGGGCGCAGGCCACGCTGACGACGCTCGCCGTTCACGAGGTCAACGATCCGGTATTCCCACTCGCTACCGATGGTCACGCGACGGCAGGTCTTGCCATCGCACTCGGTGCGGATCAGGCGGTTTTCCGCGAACGCGAACTGCGATGCGACGACGCACAGCAGGGCGGCAAGTGTCAGCCGCATGAGTCACCTCGATGCTTGGGGCAAAGGTCTAGGAGACTTATGGCCCGCGCTGCCGCGAGTACGCCATAAACCCCGTATGGAGTACGACCACGACGCCTTCATCGACGATGCCCGTCAGCGGATGCTGGGCAAGCTGGCAGAGGTAGTCCTCAAGCGACTGCCCGACGCTGACCCGGTCGAGGCTGCGCGCATCCTGCTGGAGGGAACACCAGAAGAGCGCCTGCCGCTGGTCGAGCAGCTGGACTCCGCAATCGCCAACTCCGCAGCTGGGCAAGCGCCCGGGATATCACCTGCGGAGAGGGATGCCGTCAGCGAGAAGACCGGCAGCAGCTGGTACGCGCTCGGCCCCGGGGACCAGAACGCACACGCGAGCATGCGGGACGCCAACCTGCTCAACGCCGCGCTCGGGCGAAAGAACGTCGTCAACATCCGCGACCTGACGGAGGGCGGGCACACGCACGCCAAGGACGAAGAGGGGTTCCCGGTCGAGGTGGACTACAACGCCGGGCCGAACCTGTGGGCCGGGGGAGCGAGCGATCAGGACCGGGCACGCAACCGTGCCGCCTCGTGGCTGGACGCCTCCGACTACCACGACTCTGGTGAGAACGAGCCGGAACGGCACTCCTCGTGGATGGGTGCGAACTTCCCGCAGTACTCGCTGATCGGAGCGCAGGGAACGCTGACGAACATCTCGAACATGGGCGACACGGTGGCCGGAGGTCTGTGGGCCGGGGCCAACGCGGGGGCGGAGGCAGCTAGGCGGGCGCTTCGGCGCGGCGAGCCTGACCTGCTG